CTTGCGACTACACAGTCTGAACTGTCATTCAACAAGTTTTATCATGCATCGTATCGCCTGTTATTTAATTCACTCAAAAAGAGATACTCGAGTCTTGATTATGATGTTATAAAGGATATCCTATCTCTCACATATGTAATGATCTGGAATCATCGAGATGGCCTAGACATCAATTCAAACATATACAACTACTGTTACACAATTATGTGCAATAATGCTAAATATTATCTTAGAAATGTTGATTACAAAACACTTAATATTGATACTATATTTGAAAAAGATATATCTTATCTTGAACCTGATTATCTTGATGATGAAGAGAACTTGATAAGACTCAATACAATAAATCACATACTCAAAACAATGACGCATAAAGATAAAGATATATACATTGATAACCTTATCAACGGGTTGACTAATGCTGAGTTATGTGATAAATACAATCTATCATTGCCAAGAATAAAGAACATCAATAGGCGAGGAATACAATATATCAGGAAAGAGGCTATAAAAATACTTTATCCTAAATTATTTGAAATGAAATACAAACAAAAAAATACAGAACATGTACGTACTCATCATGAAAAAATATCTGAAGGGTGCAAACAACATTATAAAAAATATCCTCGAACAAAACTACACTCACAACATATAACAGAATCGCGTAAAAGAAACAAAGAATTGAAAAAAAGACAAGAACATGGCGAACTACCCTGAATATATCGAAATCAAGTTGAAGAAACTTTATACTCATATCATAAGAGATAGAGTTAAAATGTTGTTATATTTAATGTGTATATATAAAATAAATAAAGACAATGACAAAAAATAAACAAGAAACAGACCTCGATAAACTAATTCGTGAGGTTGAAGAAGAAATTGTTCATTTAGACGAAGAACTCGCCAAAATGAATGAAACTAAAATTACTAAAAATATAAATGACGAAAAAACCCAAGAGTAATGTCCTATGTATAGCAGACTTACACTCACCTTTTACACGAAAAAATTACTTAGAACATTGCATAGAAACAAAAAAGAAATATAAATGCACCAAAATAATATTTACGGGAGATATACTTGATAACCACGCAGCATCATACTTTGAAACAAATCCAAACGGATATTCTGCAGGGGATGAATTGCAACAAGCAATAGATAATCTGAAGCCTTGGATAAAAGCTTTTCCTGAAGCAATCATAACAATAGGAAATCATGATAGACTTATAGCAAGAAAAGCATTTTCTTCAGGATTACCAAAGCAATGGATAAAAACCTATAATGAAGTACTTAATGCGCCAAAATGGAGATTTGAAACAGAAACAATAATTGACAAAGTTCTTTATTTTCATGGAGAAGGCGGAGCAGATTTAAGAGCAGCAATGTTAAATAGACGACAAAGTATAGTGATCGGGCATTTTCATACAAAGGCTGAAATCATTTACAACGCATCATCAATTGATTTGTTATTCGGTATGTGCGTATCGTCAGGAATAGATGACAAATCATATGCTATGGAATATGCTAAATTCAATGTTAAGAAATCAATAGTAGCATGTGGAGTAGTGCTTGAAGGCAAGATACCAATTATTATACCCATGAACTTAAATTAAATAACATATGACTCAACTTGATAAGAAACAAATCGTACTTGATGATATATCAAAAAACTATAATTTGATTTACAGTAAGTACAAACCCTATTATTGTCGCAATTATCACACGGTAGATTTTGACACTTACAATGAGATGATAACGTCCAAAATAATCATGCCCATTCTTGAACGATTAGAACAAGACACAGGGCGTTACACTATAGATTTTTATTACGCAATGTTCGAGACTAACAAACTTAAAGAATATATACTTTCAGCAGTCTACATAAAATTGCGATTTCCAAATAGAGAACGTCAACACTCTGTGCAGTTTAATGGAGATCTCTACAAATATGATAGCATTGAAGATGAAGCAGATATAGAGAAAGAGAACTTTAAAGACGTAGTCATAACAGAACTTTACGACATGCTAAGACCAGAACGAGCAAAAACGATATTCGGTGAAAAGAATTACAAATATTTTATAGACATAATACATTTGTATCTTGAAAATCCAGACATAACATACAAAGACATAGAATTGAAATACACTCAGAAATCAATGCATTATTTTTATTACAAGGCGTGGTGCTTAATACGCTTAGAATTAGAAAGTAAAGGATTGTATACATCAAAGAAGTAACAAAAATGAAGAATATATATTATAAATCAAATAACAATAATTATGAAAAAGACACTTAAATTCCTCTGGAAGGCACTTAAATTCCTTATAGTTCTTCCATTCACAATCTTAGCAACTATATTGACATTTATAGGTATACTATTATTCGGTATCGCTTATGTAATCAAAGACTATAACACAGCAAAATTACTAGTGACTGAAGCATATAAGAAAATGAAAGCACCAAAAGTATAAAACTTTTTATTTGAAAATAATGTTAACGAGATGGATATATTTAATACAAAAGAAATAATCTACAATTATATTACCACAAATATAGTTAATAATAAGCAATATGTGGGCATGCACTGCACATCAAATATAGATGATGGATATTTAGGTAGTGGCACATTATTATGGAAATCTATAAAAAAATACGGAAAGGATAAATTCGTAAGGAAAATACTTTGTGATTGTGACAGAAAAGAAGAAGCACATTTAAATGAAGCAAAATATATTATAGAGTTTAAAACACTTGCTCCCAATGGATATAATTTAAGACCAGACGGTGGAGGTATTAGTCAATATGGATTAAAACACTTAATAAAAATAGAAGAATCAATAATTAGACAAGAAGAATTATTTAAACATTGTCCGGAAGTATTAGAAAAATTAAAACAAGATTTTATAGAATTTAGAATAATGCCGAAAGAAGAATGGGGAACAGAAAAATATAATAACTTTATGCTATCATTTGGTTGGAATAAATCTACAAATAGTTTTAGTAATGAAAGACTTATATGGAAATTAATAGAAAATGAATATGAAAAAAGGAAACAAAAAGCGCAATGACGCTCAATTAGCATATGATAGAGAATATGCTATATACTATTGGAGTAAAGGATATACATTAATGGATATTGCTATTATGTTAACGAAAGACCATGTTGATAGAGGAGAGGAGTATTCAATAACTTACGGACAAGTTAGACATGATATTCAAGATATCATTAAAGACTCAAAAAAATCAAGAGAAGATAGTGGAGTATCAGAACTTGAAGAGTTAGTTCAACGAAGTAATTTCTTATATAAAGAAGCGTGTACACAACAACGAATTACAGGATCACCTTTATTTATGAGCATAGCGTCAAAACAGATTGACCAACTTGCGAAATTAAAAGGATTAGCGCCTGACAAGGTTGAGATAGAACTTAAATACGACATAACTATTGACTAATGGAAAAGACTGCACATATAAAAATCACCGGACTTACATTTCGTCAAAAGGAAATTATTAACGATATCATCAATACTTCTACTGATAAAGTTAAGTATCATATTATACGAGCATCTCGTAAGTCTGGCAAATCTTACTTAATGGAGCATTTATTATTTTTTGATATGGTAAAACATCCAAAATATGAAATTGGATTTATGTCTGCCACATGGAATATCACAATGTCTTTCTTTAGAGATTTCTTAAAGATTGTTCCGCCTCAACTTCTTAAGAAAGTTAATACCGGTTCACGTATAGAATTCACTAATGGATCTACTGTAGACTTTTATTCTGCAAATTCTTCAATCACACCCGTTAACAGGTCATTTAATGAATTGTTTATGGACGAATTTGGGCTTTACAGAAAAGATGTTTGGGATTATCTTAAACCTACAATCATGGCAAAACCTAATGCTAAAGTAATCGTAGCATCAACACCTCGAGGCAAGAACGCTTTTTATGATATGTGTCAACTTGGCATGAGAGGTGAAGCAAGACACAAAGAATACAGAATGCACTGGCGAGACAACCCACTTATACACGAAGAAGATGTTGAAGATGCTCGTAAAACAATGTCGACACAACTATACGAACAAGAATTCGAATGTGTATTCTCAGACTCGATGTCAGGAGTGTTCGGCAAGTTCGGAATGGTTCAGACGGTTAAAGATTGGACAGGACCACAAGCAAATATGTATTACTTCTATGGAGTCGACGTTGCCGGTGCAGGTTCAGACAAAACAGTGATCACTATTATAGATTCATCTGGAAGAGTATGTCTCATATATGAATGTAAATCAGATGACTTAGTAATACAAGGTGAAGAAATATATCAGCAAGTTCATAAGTATAACGCAATTGGATATGTTGAAAGAAACGGAATAGGTGCTGGATTAGCAGATATACTTAAAAACAAAGGATTAAATATATCATATTGGAACACAAGTAACGAATCGAAACAACGAATAGTCACTGGATTGATTATGAGTATCAACACTGGAACTGTTCAACTTCCAACAACTTCTTTGTGTAATGAATTAGAAAATGAGTTAAGCAACTATAGCAGCAAAAGAACTCACTCCGGACTACTTACATATAATGGTGAAGACGGTGTGCATGATGACTATGTTATATCATTGATGTTAGCAAATGAAATGTTCAGAATGTCCGGACTTCAAACTGCTGTAGGAAACTCATCTGAAGTACGCAAAAGCAAGACATATAGCGCTGAAGAAATCGCTGAGAGAGAATGGAAAAGAATGAGTAGTTTATCAAATCATTCTGGAGGTGCTTATAATAGTTGGGCGGATAAAATTAAATATAAATAATTATGAATAGATATTATTACATATATCAGGTTATAAACTTACTTACTGATAAACAATATGTTGGAAGTAGAATGTATGATCGAGAAATAAAAGGCCAAGCATACATGGGTTCGAGTAAATTGCTTAAAGTTGATATCAGTTTATTTGGGATTGAAAACTTTGATAAAGTTAAACTTGAAGAAAATATACTCTTTGTAAATAGTAAAGAAACTGAAGAACGTGAAAGTTATTATATCCATCATTATAATACATTAAATCCCAATGGATATAATTTACACGATCCTAAAGGAGGATGGTCCACTGTAGGTATGAGATATAAACAGAAAAATCCTCACGGTCCTATGTCTAAAGAAAACAAACAGGGCAGAATAGGCAAAAGAAAACCTTATAAAATAAGATCATCCGAACATTGTAAAAATATTAGTATTGGAAGAATTGGTAAAAAACATCCTAATGTTTGTAAAGAAAAAACTTGTCCATATTGTGGTTTGGTTGGAAAGGGATCCAATATGACAAGATATCATTTTGATAAATGTAAATTAAAATAATTTTTATTATGTATTTTATAAACATAAATGATACAAAATATAAATGCAAAGACAATTTGTCTGAGTTCTCATTAGATTCTTCACGTTTTTTATTTGAATTATTAGAGGATTTTCATAATTCAAAAGATAAAGAAATCAAACAAGAGATTGTCGCGTACGTATCACAAGTTCCCATACCTCTTATACTCTCTATGGAAGAACAGTACTTAGATTTAATAATCTCAAAGCTCAATATAACACAAATAGACCTAAGTTATGCGTTTCGTATCAAAGGAAAGCTCTATAAAATGATAGATTTAGACAATATGGATGTAGAAACGTTTGGAATGCTCGAATTCTGGAAACTGAACTCCAAAAATATCCACGATGACATGCACCAACTTATCAATATTCTGTTCCGAGAAGTTATAACTCATCGACATAAAATATATTATAAGAATATATGGAATCGTTTTCTTTATAAGAACATTGTTCCTTTAAAGCTTAAGATATGGACATTTACAGACCAGGAGCCTGAAAACAGCGAGCTTTTCAAACAAACATTAGATGGTGCTCTTGCTTTTAGTATAATGAACACGTATAATGAATGGGAAACAAAGTTAAAGAAGAGATACAAAACATTGTGGCCTGAACGAGTTATAGATGATGAAGAAGGGATTGAAGAGTACAAGCCAAGTGCACTCGAACGCTTTGGAATGTACGGACAGATAGCTAGCATATCAAGTTCGCTAGACGAACGCAATTCCTGGAGAACAAAACCTTTAACAGAACTTTTAAAATATCTAGTATTTCTTATGATAAAGTATAAAGACGACGAAATGAAACAACAAAAAAATAGTAAATAACATGGATGAGATAAAAATTCCTGTAAACGTCGAATATAAAGTAACAGGTGGTGAACAAGCTTCCAAAACTCTTGATGATGTAAAAACAAAATCAAAAGAAGGAACTACTGAATTTGGAACTCAAAACACTGCAATGGGTAAGTTTTGGTCCAATATGAAGAAGGGTGCTTCTGAAGGTGCTAAGCAACTTATGTCATTTAACGGTTTACTCGGTGCCCTTGCATTAGGAAGCCTGGCTGGAATTGCTATGAAAGTATTACAAATCTTTTTGAAGTTTGAAGCAGTACAAAAAATAATAAGTAATATAACAGATGCTATAGGATTAACTTCTAATGCTTTCGACAAAGAAACAAAACTTATAGAAAGACAAAATGAAGTAATAAATACTTCTATAGATTATCAATATAATTTAGCGAAGGCTAAAGGATTAACCAATGAACAAGAACTTGCATGGATACAAAAAATTGAAGGAATCCATATACAACAAGCTCAAGATGAAATAGACCGGCTTAAAAAAGAAGATTTAATCAAAAAGATTACATGGAAATCTTGGGTAATCGCTGCGGTATTTAACGCTAATGCAGGTGCTGCTGCTAATGCAACTGCAAATATGGTTAAATCCGAATCCGATAAAGCATATTCAGATGAAACTATAGGTCTTATAAATAAACAGGAAGATGCAATTAAAAAGTCTCAGAATATAATTGCGGTAACGACTATAACAACACATGGCAAAACTGATGCAGAATTAATTAAGAACGCTGAAGAAGTTCAAAAGAAATTCGAAGCAATGGTTGCAATAGGCCAAAAACGTGAAGCTGAAATAATGAAGAAGGCTTACGAAGATGGAATTAAAAGACGCGAAGACTACGATAAATTCATATCAAATATAATAACATCTGCATTTGATAAAGCAGACCAAGCACAAATAGACCATAATAATAAAATGTATGGCTATAATATACTTCAAAAAGAACGTGGCTTAATAACAGAAACTGAGTTTCTTGATAATCAATATAAACTTGATATTGAGGCAGCAGAAAGAGCAGGTAGAGAAACATATTCAATTACTGCAAAATATGAAGAAGATAAAAAACAATTAAAGATAAATAAAGCAGTAGAAATACTAAATGAAATTGATAAGTTTCAAAAACTAGCGGCTGATTTAGCAAGTGCTTTATACGATAGACAGTTAAACGATTTCGAAAATGCTAAAAATGCAGAATTATTAGCTGCTGGGGATAATGAAAAATTAAAAGAGCAGATTAATATAAAATATGCTGCTAAAGAAGCAGAAGTAAAAACCAAGCAAGCAAAAATGGATAAGGCATCGGCGCTTTTTAGTATTGGGTTACAAACAGCAATGGGTATTATGAAAGCTATGTCTGAGTTCTTTATAACAGGTGGTCTTCCGTGGACTGTTATAATTGGGGCTGCGGGAGCACTTCAAGCAGCTGCAGTACTTGCAAAACCTATACCCAAGTTTGCTACAGGAACTCAAAACGCTCCAGCAGGTATGGCTATGGTTGGCGAACAAGGTCCAGAAATGGTTCAATTCGGTGGTGGTGAAAAAGTGTACACAAATTCACAAACAAAAAATATGATGGGTGGCATATCAAAAGAAATGGCAGATTATATAATTGCAGGCATAAATAACAAATTAGTTTATATAGATGAAACTGGTAGTTATAAAGCTTTACAATTAGGTCGCAAAGTTGAAATGCAAACAGAACGTTTCAAAAAATAATATAAAATAACAAACATTATGATTATAAAACGCGTAGAATTAAGAAAGAAAGAACATGGATGCAAAACTTATTCCCTTGTTCGCAAACCAGCAGTTCAGATTAAAGGAATGTTAATGTCAGAACATACTGAAGAAACATTTGAAGATGCAGTCATTGAAGCAAAAGTATTCTCTGCTGAAAAGATGCAGATTATCGCTCCTCTTATAATCCCTAATAAAATGATAATGAGAAGTGCTGAAGAAATTGGCGAAGATAGCGACGGGTTCGTGTACTGGACTGCAGACATGATTCTTAAAGAACAGAAATCTTTAATGCAATCTATAAATGCTGGCGCTAAGTTAAAACTGGACCATGAGTCTGAAACCCAAGACGCGTATCTTTTAGAGTGCTGGACGATTCGTCATGCAGATACAGATATTGCTTGTGATTACTTTGGCAAGAACACACTTCCAGTATCGACACTTATGACAGTTACACAGATAACTAATCCTGCATTATGGGAAGAAGTTAAAGCAGGACTTTGTGGCATATCACTTGAAGGAACATACACCCTTGTAACTAAAAGCGATTCAAGAGTTAAAGCTTCAGAACTTGAATGTAATGAAGACGATGAAGTAGATGCATTTGAATTAGATATAATTGCAGACGCAATAGAAGAATATATTGAAGAAGTTAAAAATAAACTTAAACTAGGTGGTCCTGGCAGCGGACCTCAAGGAGGAGAGGGTAATGGACCACAGGGAGGCAAACCTGCTTATTAAAAAGATGGCAGTGGAGGTTCATATGATACAAGAGGATTAGGTATTTCTGATAAATCTGAAAAGGGCTTAAGAACTTTAGAAAATATGCCCAAAGGAAGAAATAGAGAAGAATTAGCATACAATGTCGATACTTCTCTAAAAAAAGATTATAATGATAACGGACAACCATTAAGTATATTACGCTTTAATAATTTATTTAAGAAAGTAGAATTTGAATATAATGTTAATGATCCAAAAGGAAATAAACTTTAAAATACAAAAATAATTTAAAAAAAACCTATTTTATATATTATATAATAGGTAACATTAAAATAACCTAAACACATGAAATTAAAAGATTTAGTAAAAAGTGTAGTTCAAACTGTATTCACAGAGGCTACAGAAATTAAACTTAAAGAAGCAACTCTTGCAGACGGTTCTAAAGTTTCTTTCGATAAACTTGAAAAAACCATGGCAATTAATAGAGTTGCCGCAGACGGAACTCTTACTCCTCTTGAAGATGGAGATTTTGTAATAGACAAACAAACTGTAACAGTAAAAGCTGGCTTAATAGAAGATGTTAAACCAGAAACTCCAGTAGCAACTACTCCTGCAACAGCACCAGTAATTGCAGCAGTTACTCCTCCACTTGCAACACCAGCAGACACTGCACCAAATGCGCCAGTTGCTGAAATTGGCAAAGCACTTCCAGACGGAACTTATCTTGATGAACAAGACAATGTTATAGTTATAACTAAAGGACTTGTTGAATCAGTTACTCCTAATATGGATATGACAGCAGAGAAACCAGCAGGCGGAACAACTAAAGTAACTGAAACAACTGTTACTGAAACTAAAGCATCTGAATACATTGCTCTTGCAGAATTTGATAAAATGAGAACTGAATTTACTGCACAACTTGCAGAAATGAGTAAAAGAATTACAGATTCAGGAATTAAAATGGTTCCAACAGAAACAATAATTATCGAACAACCAAAAACAAAAGCAGGTAAAGTACTTGCAAGATTAGGATATTCAAATTAATAACAATAAAATAAAAAATAAATAAATATTATGGCAACAGGTTATAACGGATTAGGATCAACAGCCGCACTTTTTACAAACGGCGACCCTACAAAAACAATGGCAGTAGTACTTTTAGAAGGTGCACAAACTGCAGAACATTACTCAATCGTAGAAGGTGTTAAATACAAAACTATTATTCCTTTTATTAGTAATGCTGACGTAGATGTATCTACAGGAAATCAATCAGGTTACACTCTTGGTTCTGATGGTGTTACTGTTAAAGACATTACTTTGGAAGACATTCAACTTTCAATTAAAGGATCTTACGACCCTTGGACTATTCAACATTATCTTTTAGGACTTGATATTCCTGGTTCAGACGCTGCAAAAGGTACTCCTGCATCAAGCATTATACTTGATCTTAAAGGAAAAGCTCTTAGAGCATTCAATGAAAAATTCATTTGGCAATCAAATAACGATGTTTCAACAGGTGGTTCTGGTATTGTTATAGGATCTACAATGAATCAATTTGATGGTATTCTTGCTCAAGTAAAAGGAGTAGCTGGTGGATATGGTAGAACAGCAGGTTTATATGCCAATTATACTGATGCATCTATTCTTGATAGCGTTCAATATATTACAACAACTATGCAAACCGGTGCGCCACAACTTATCGATATGCCAACAGTGCTTTCAATGAGTCCAGGTAACTTCGCAGCATATTCAAGAACTTTATATTCTCTTAACGGTGCAATTTCAACTTTAACAGTTGGCGCAAACGGAAAAGGTATTCAAGAAGTATATGTTCCTGGAACACAAATTAAAGTAGTGTCTGAAATAGGATTAACTGGAACAAACGTATTATTCCTTACATATCCTGAAAACGTAAAAGTTGTAACAGACTTAAAATCAGAAGATGATAAACTTATATTCTTCTATTCTCAAGATGCAGACAAATGGATCATGAGAGGTAATTACAAACTTGGAGTAAAAGTTGCAGATCCTTCAATGTGCTTCGTATCAGCATAATAATTAACAAACTTAAAATACAAAGGGAAGAAGATTGAGTCCTCTTCCCTTTTTTATTAAAACGATGAATAGATTTTATTACATATACTTAATTACAAACTTGCTTAACAACAAACAGTATGTCGGTTATAAAATGTATGACCAAGAAAAACGAGGAATAACTTACATGGGGTCGAGCAAATATGTTAATGCAGATATAGAATTATTTGGAATAGAAAACTTCAGTAAAGTTATTCTTAAAGAAAACATACTCTTTATTGATAAAGAAGAGACTGCAAAGATAGAAGGTTATTTCGTACATGTATATGATACATTAAATCCTAAAGGGTATAACAGATACGACCCATTAAAGGGATGTTTCTCTACTGTAGGAAATCATTATACACGTACTGATGAAATGAAAAAAAAACAAGGTGAATCAATGAAAGGACACGTTCCTTGGAATAAAGACGTTCCAGCATCAGAAGAATCAAAAATAAAAAACAGGGAATCACAATTAGGTAAAAAAGATTCTGAAGAAACAAAAAAGAAAAAGAGTGGTAAAATTCCATGGAATAAAGATAAAAAAATGAGTGAAGAAACTTGTAAAAAAAATAGTGAATCACATAAAGGTTTGAAGTATCCTAATAGAAAAAAACCTATATCATTTAAGAAATTATTAACAATAAATAAAAATTAAAAAAATATAAATATCATGGCAAATAACTTTTTTACAGCAGTTCCCGAAAATGAAGACAGCGTTGCGGCAGGAAATAAGTACTTATATATAGGAAGAGACTCAAGCTTAGGTGCTAATGTCACAGACTTTACTATAGATGCTTCAGGTTGGTATGGTACATGGGACACTTCAATTCTTGCATCAGCAGAATTTGTTAAAGTAACTCCAAAATCAGAAACACTTAAAGCAGTAGCAACTCTTATTGCAGATGATCCTAACGGAGCAGTTGCATATGATCATTCAGTTACTTTCCAACTTAACAAGCGAGACATACTCAAACATAACTTGCTTCAATTAGCAGGTAGAGCAAGAGTTAAAATTGTAGTAGTTGACATGCAAGGTAATGGAAGAGTTTACGGACCAGATAATGGATTAAAACTCCAAGCAGGTAGTTCAGACTCAGGAGATAAATATGGAGCATCACATAATGGATATACATTCGAATTCAAAGGTAACAATGTAAACCCAGATATTCTTTTACTTCCTGCACAATTAACATCAATTGGTGGTTAATATTTTTCATAGTTTTTAATATAAAGCATCCGCTTTAGAGTTCAGATCATTCGGGTCTGAACTTTTTTTATGTGAATATATAAAGAAAGAACGGACAAACTTTCATAAAGATATAACTTTTTTGATGAATATATATTATATAGCAGGATAACATAAATAAACATTTAAGAAATGATCATACTTAATAAAAATCAACTAAATATCTTTCCACTTTATATAAAAGATTTAGTAACCTTAGATGGTTCTATTTTTTACATATTCAATTGGGTCGACAGTTATAAACGTCAAGTCTGTTTCTCTATGACAGATGAGTCCCCTATTTCGACACCATACTCAAAGTTCTCATTTCTTGATGGTTCAACACATTCAATAGATAACGATGGTGAGGTTTTTATATACGAAAGTCCTGTCGACGTTTCAATAATCGATGCATCTACACATTTTCTTATAAATGATCTATATCAAATGAAGATTGATTTTCCAAAAACTTCAATTGATATATCATTAAATATGACACAAGGAGTTCTTCCTGTAGTCGCAAATGAACAGTTCTTCTTTAATCCTACAATGTATCAACAAGAAGGAGAAGTATATTCAAAAGTGTTAACGCAATTATATTTTGATGCTTCATATGCCTCTATTAATGCTGCAATAACAGATTTATATTCCAAAATTGAAACTGGAGATTCTGTTCCTGGTGTTAGTAATGGTTTGCAAATATTACCAGATGGTTCTATTGGACTTGGTGGTACTTTAACAGAAACTTTTACACAGTTAGATTTTAGCACTAATGAATTACAAATTGGCAGTAATACTACTAATATGTACATGTCTGAAGGCGAGATATATAATTATGCACAGAATTCTTCATTTATTGGTCCAATTGATAACCCTACTCAAGAAGTAAAGCATACTACACTTATTGATAATTTTAATTATGGCGATTCAGCTGGAATTGATTTTTATACAATTGGACAAATATATGATATATCTGATAATGGATATTGGGGTAGTACGTACTTATATAATGTATCAATGATCTTAGAAAATGGTACTATTATAGTTAATGGCACACCTCCAATAGATAGTTGGCATCATAGTTCGTCGACGAACTTTAAAGGAATTCAATATTTTGATAATTATTCTGCTAATTTCGATGAAAGGTCTTTAATAGATAGAGGTTATTTAGATACTTCACTTGGCTTATATGCAACCAATGCTTCAATTAATACTGCTGCATTTGCTAAAAATGCTTCACTTGGACTTTATGTTAAGAAAGCAGGAGACACGATGAGTGGTATTTTAGATGTAAGAAATCAAGTACTAATTGGAGACGGAGATCGTACTGGTCAATCAACTTTCCCTATGTATATAGCAGCTTCAAATGGTTTAGGATGGAAAGTTGCAGATGCTTCAGGCCTTGGGAAATTCGAATTATATGTTGGATATGGCGGAACTAATCAAATGCGATTACTTGGTGGTGTAACGTTAGCATCCAATGGACAAGATTTGACTTTAGGTACAGATAATAAACCTAACGCTATTACAATTCAAAGAGCATCAGGAAATGTTGGTATCGGGAATACTAATCCCCTATATACTTTAGATGTTTCGGGTAATGCAAGAATATCAGGAGGTCTTTTAGGACATCTTAAAGAAGCTTCTATAGGAACTGGTTTATTTTGGAATGCTGGAATGCTTGATGTTTCAGTTGCAAGTGGTGGAGGTGGTGGAGGTGGTGGAGTTACACAAGGTTATGTAGATGGTTCATTAGCAACAAAAGTAGGTAAAGCTGGCGATACAATGTCTGGTATGCTAATTATTAACGCATCCCTAAATGTTAATGGCCAAATAAACGGACTACTTGTAAATCAAGGTGCCAATTCTCTTATTGGCAATATAGCAATAGGTGTAGATGTTTTGGATGCGATTACTACTGGAAATTATAACACTGCTTTTGGATATCAATCCCTTACTGTTAACACCATTGGCTGGTATAACACTGCTATTGGATATAAAACTCTTTATAATAATACTGGAGGTTTTAATCATGTAGCAATTGGATATCAATCTCTTTATAGTAATACTACAGGTTCTGGTAACACTGCTATTGGAGACTCAACACTTTTATTAAATACTACAGGTTTTTATAATATAGCAATTGGGCAAGAATCCCTTTACCATAATACAGTTGGTGCTCAGAATACAGCAATTGGTAAAGGTTCTCTTTATAATAATGGTGGAACCTATAGTAATTATGGTCAAGAGAATACTGCTATTGGATATCAATCTCTTTATAATAATACTTCAGGATGTTACAATGTTGCTATTGGAAATGTAGCTCTTCGTTCTAATGTTACTGGTTATGGCAATGTAGCTCTTGGGTATAATGCAGGTCGTTATGAAGTAAGTTCAAATACTTTTTATGTAGACAACCAAAACCGCACAAATACTAATGGAGATAAAACAGGAGCTTTACTTTATGGAACATTTAACGCAATTCCGGCAAATCAAACATTAACAATTAACGGCAAAGTTGGAATAGGTGGAATAATTTCTCCTGCATATAATTTAGATGTTAGTGGTAATTTCCATATCACAGGTTCTGCAACAATAGATAGTTCCTTATTAGTTGGTTCAATTACAAAAGGTGCTAATGCTTCAATTCAAGCAACTGAAGGTGCTGAAATGGCACCTGCCCTTATAGCTACTAACTGGTCAGTAGGAGGAGGATGGGCATCAAGTGGAGGACAATTAATTAAAACCGGAACTGATGGTATAGAGATTACTCCTTTAGGAACTTTTAATGTTATAGTTGGAAGAATATATAAAGTAGTAATTACAGTTTCAGCAGTAGCAGGAACTTTATATGCATATATTGGAGATGGTGCTATTTATGAACCAATGTCTCCTGCTGGAACGTTCACTGCTTATGTAACAGCCATATCTACAGCTAATCTTAGAATTGGTTCAACAGGAACAGCAACAATTACAAGTGTATCTGTAAAAGAAATGACAGAAGGTACTGGAGTTTTAACAAATTATGGAAAAACTCAGGTAACAGGATTATGGTCAACTGGTGGAGTACCTGTTTTGAATTTTACATCCCAAGGAAATATTGGAATCGGAGCCAATGGTTCAAATGCAGGATATAAACTTATGGTTGGCGGTTCAATTAACACTGGTACTGGTGGATATTATGGTGCATATTTTGGAATGTATCCGTTCTTTATGCATATGAATAATACAGGCCTTGTAGATTTTAGAACTGATACAGCTGGTAGTGCTCCAATTAAAATACGAAATTATAGTTCTTACATTAATGATTCGAACTATGAGAGAATGTCTTTAACTGGAGTAGCAGGAACAAGTATAGATATAAATGCAGAAAGTGCAGGAACAGGTTCAGCTAATCTTAATATTAACTTAACACCAAAAGGAACAGGTGCAGTAGCAATTAGTGGTGCACTTATTGTCAATGGTTCAACTGGTGTTACTGGAACTGCAACCCTCACAAATACGCTAATCATTAAAAATGGTTTGATTGTTCAAATAATTTAATAAAATAAAACAACAATAAAATGGAAGAAGAAAAAGATAACAAGATAAGTGTAGGAAAAACAGTTAATATAAATGCTGCAGCATCAGTATATAATCTCCCTACATTTGCAACATCATATAATGGACGCTTTATCAAATGGCTCGATTCAGATAATGTTTCACAATGGCCGGACAAACTTCTTGAATACAAATCAAGTTCTGCTCTCCATGGACGTATTACTCGAGGTATCATACGTCAAGTAATAGGTGCAGGATTTACTTATGACACATCTCTAGGCCAACAATCAACTGCAACTGAAGCTTTTCTTAAAAAAGAGAATAAAGACGGTGATAATTTATTTCAAATATGGAGTAAGTTTGTCGACGACGAATATACTTTTGGACCTGCAGCATTAGTTCTTGTATATGAGAAATCAAAAGCTTCTATACTTTCAGTTGAACATATCAACATGAGACAAATACGTGCAGTTCCTGTAGTTGATAAAAAGATTCCAGGTTGGATATGGTCTTGGGATTGGAACAAACAACAAAAGAATGATGAGTGGCTTTATATTCCTTCAAATGACTTCTTAAATGCTAAAGCATCTGCAGATGGTGTTAAAAAAGCTATTGTTGATGCCGAAACTGCAATGAAAAACATGCAAGTAGACGATGTAAAAAAATCCCTTAAAGCAATTGATGATATTTACGGAACAACAAACGTGACCGTTTTAGTTCACATGCCAACAAGAGACACTGTTAGTTTCTACTATCCTTCATGGCCAACTTATATAGGAGGTTTAACTTCTATTCGTTCAGACATTAAAGCCAGTGAATATAACTTAAATGCTTTATCTAATGGACTTAACATTGATAGCATACTAATGATATACGGTATTAATTCAACTGAAGGAAAAGAAGTATTTTGTAACGACTTTAATGCTCAGATTAGAAATCCTGATAGAGGCAAGGGTACATTATTCCTATTTCCCCCAGACGAACAACACAAACCTGATTTTGAAGCATTAAATTCTAACAGTGAAGCAATGTTATATAGCAAAATCAACTTAGATTTAACAGATAAGATACTTCAGGCACATGGAATTACAGTGCCAAGTTTGGTCGGTGTATCAAAAAGTTCTATATTCGGAGATTCAGGCGATGCACTTATACAAGGAGCACAATTATTTTATGAGGAAACGATACTTCCATTACAAATGAAATGTATTGAACCAATAAACAAAATCATGTTATATAATGGGTTATGCCCGCTTACTGTCGACAGACTTAAATCTTCTTTACAAACTCAAATCACAAAACCAACGAACTAATAAAAATATAAAGATATGAATCAACTCCTAAACGTGAAGTATTTCACAGATAATACAACCTACAGTTCAAATGTGCCGGCAAAGTATATTATTCCAAGTATTATTGATGCTCAGGCGATACATTTAGAACATTTAATAGGATATAATTTAGTTAAAAAGTTAAGTGACGACGGATTCACTGGTGTTCTCGTAGAACCATATTTATCACTACTTTATAACTTCATACTTCCATATCTTGTTAAAGCTACTGAATTTGAGTTATTGAGCAATACTTTCAAGAAAACTGCACAAGGCTATGTTAATATGACTAATGGAGGAACAGAACTTGTAGAATTTGCAACAATTAACGCAAGAAAATATGCAGTTGAACAACAAATGCAAATATATGGTGATAGAATTACACGATATTTATCAGGACATAATGAATTCACTGAATATTGGTCAATGTCAACAGATCAAGATAATGCCAGTCCGAACTCATTATCAATGGTTTATATAGACCCTGCGATACACAGATTTAATGTTCACGCGTATAACATGATACAGGATGATTACGTAAAATAAAAATAATATAATGAATATAACTTTATTAGAAATAGATGCAAATCTTAAATCTTATGCAGACTCTTATTTGGGAATAAATACATATTACTCTCATATCGTTCTTATCCCTAATGATGTTGAATACCCTATGATGTTAGTAGAATATGGCAATTCATCGTTTCCTGAAGGAGCGGTTGAACATAGTGTAACGTGTAATTTTTTAGATATTTTGAATGATGCACAAGATAATGATATTTCGATTCTTAGTAGAATGGAACAGATGATTGTCGACTTTAAAACCAATTATTTACAACTAAAAGACGTAACGAGAGGTTTTTATATTCCTGACACAAAACCAGTAGCTACAAAGATACAAATATCAAATCCTGATAACGCGATTGGCTATAGCATATCATTCATTATAGTTGCTCCTAATGATTCCTATTTAACCGATATTCCACTATAATGTCCGATGTTTCATTTGATATATTAAAAACTGCTTTAGAAAAAGCGATATCGAATCCTGTTTGGATGAATAACTTTGATTCAGATTTCGCTAACAAGGCCGAAAAATCTATCAAAGCAGTTACTCCTGTGATATCAGGTGCTCTTAAAAATAGTGTTAAGGTTACTCCATTAAAGTCTGGAATTAACGTCTCGATGTTATATTATGGGATATATGTTGACGAAGGAACGAAACGCATGAAAGCAAGACATTTTATTGCAAGAGGATTGGGAATAAATATCGGACCTATGATTGCACAAGAAATAGAAAAGACACTTAAAGAAGCTTTACAGTAACTAATCTATAACTTTTATATTATATATAAAATAACAACTTAAAACCATGGCTCTTACATGCACTACAGCACTTCCATTAATTATTCCAGTTTATGGAAACATCGATATATCAATTGGTAATCCATCAGCAGATTATCTTCAATTAGATATTTATATTGGTGATGCTTCGAAAGGTAGATATCAAGGGGATAAGCGAAGTTTGCAATTTATTGGAACACATGCAGAACCTAATATAAAACGTACACTTCAATCATTTTTTGCAAGTGACGCAAGTGCTATTCCTGTGATTAAGCGATTCGATTTGGTTGCAAAATCATTTACATCTGGCGTCGAATCATCTACTTATGTTGATAATTTCTATGTATATAATGGTACACAACAAATTGATGTTTCGGGATTTATAAATAACTGGAATGCAGATATTGATGTTCACCCAACAGATACAAATGTAAATCTTTATTTATTTCAAGGCGTATTTTCTAATTCTATAGGGCCTATTATAGATAGATCATTACTTTCTATTAAAATAACTAAGGATGGAGTTGCAACAGGAGGGATTGCAATTGCGCATAATGATTATCCTCAAATATATAAATTAAAAATAGATCCGTCAACATTAGGAACATCTACAAACAAAGTTTATACTGTAGATGTTAGCACAGGTGTTTCTTATTTAAAAACAATTAACGTTCAACCTATAAAATATGGACACTTCATTCCTAAGAAACTTACATATGTAGATAGAAATGGAGCAATAAATTCAGTAAATATAGACTTAGGATATGATGAACAAATAGATATCACAAAAAACTTATATAACGCTAATGGAACGTTTAAATCATACAACACACAATATATAAGAACATTTACTGCAACAACAGATTGGATGAGTGAATCACAAGCAACTTATTTTACAGAGATATATACAAGTCCAAGCGTTATAATTGATGGTGCGTATGTTAATATACTTGATAAATCTCAACCAGTGCTGAAACAACGTCCTGATAGACTCATATCATACACAGTAAGTTATACAAAGGCTGAAGAACAGCTATCACAAATTCAAATAAATTAAAAAAATGCTTCAATTAAAAATTAACAATACTCTTATTCCTCTTCCTGAATCAGTAATTCCCGAATTGAACTTCTTGTTAAAAGATGTGCAAGATTTTGGTACGAAGAATACTTCATTTACAAGAGACCTTGTAGTATTGATTACACCTGAGACAGATTCTATATTTAAAAGTTTGAATAATACTAATTCTATCGATTATAATGTAAGTAAAAAAATACAAGGTAGTTTATTAGAAGATGGCATTCCTATTTTATCTGGTTCAATAAAAGTTGTAGATACTGATTCTTTTGCATATTATCTTCAAATGAATTCAGGTGAATTATCTGTATTTGATAAAATTGGTGATGAACTCATTAAAGGAAATACAGATACAACAAAAGATGTGATATTTACTGGAGATTTATATTCTGTTAATTATAACATGTCCACTTTAAGAACATTTTTTAATGCTAACCCAAGAAATGATGGTAAAGGAATAATGTTCGGTTTTATTGATCATTCAAATACAATAAATACTCCTGATGATTTAACTACTAATTATCCAAGTATTCCAGGTTTAGCAGTTCGACAATTGTTTAATAAAATAATGACAGATGCAAGTGTCCAATATGAATTTAGTAATGATATTAGCACTGCAATAAATAAAATGTATATTCCGTTTAATGGAATTCTTAACTCATCGGATTACAATTATGGAAATTATTTCTTTGGTGATCCTGTAGGTGATCCTTCATTTGGTCATCCATATTATTCAAATGGCGCAGATATACAATTAAATAATGATTATTCAGGAAATCCATTTTTTGGAGAAGTATCTCCAATAGGAACAGTAAGAGGTTTTATATTTGATTATTATGGGCAAACTTATAATCCTGGCTATGCTTGTAAAATTGATGCAGTATCAGGAGGATATGATAGTTTGAATGGTCTTCCTTGGAATTATCATCAAACAGATACTACTTTTATTTTACCTATGTCTGGAACATACACAATAGATGTTTCGTTAAAAATATATGGTCGTGGCAGTGTAGATACAATAGATTTTTCTTGGATAGCGTACACACCTGCTAATGGAATTATGTCTAAACCAACATTTGGAAAACTGGTAGATGCTTTATTATGTCCTTCTGGTGTATATACTTATGTAAGTGAAACAAAAGATCTTGAGATCACAGATTTAACACGATTAAGATTTTATATGGAATCTGCAACAAATCCGGATGATCCTAATAATTCAGATGCACATATTATATTTGGACCAGATTCACGTGTAAAAATTACATTAAAAAATAGTGTATATAATAATGTAAATAGTTTTGATATTAATTCTTTACTACCTTTACAGTTAAAGAAAAAAGATTTTATAGATGCTATTTTCAAAGAATTCAACGCCTATGTTACAATAGATACAATAACAAATAAATTACTTATTCAAACTCCAGATGAATTTTTCGCTAATGGAGAAACAAAGGATTGGACGAATAAAATAGACAAAGATACTTTAAAAAGTCATAAATTAAAAAATGATCAACCTTCAGAGTTTAACTTTAAATATTTATTAGATACTGATTTGTTTAACACAGATTACAATTCAAAATATGGAAAGACTTTCGGTGATTTAAAGATACTTAATGATAGTGAGTTCTCTATAGGAAATACAGATATTCAAATTCCTTTAGGTTCAACAATATTAAAAACAATTTCATAAAATGACACTAAATAACGCATATCCTTTAATAATTCCAGTTATAACAGATGGAAATCAGTTTAAAACAGATTGGAAACCACGTATTTTATTTTCAAATACAGTTGATGTTAGCATGTTATATGGTGTTGATAGTTCTTTTAACAATACAACGATTACAAAATTCAATACTTTTAGCAATGTAAATGATAATCACAAAGATTCATCGACGTTAAATCTTTTATTCAATGCTAAAGATACATATTCAGATAATATATTAGAAAGCAATAACACAATATTCAATAAAAACTATATTACTGAAGTAACAGATTTATTAAATGATAGCGCTCAACTTATAACAGCAAAAATAAAACTTACTCCCTGGGATATTTATAACATAAGGTTTAATGATATCATTGAGTTAAATATTCCAGAATATGAAGGAACTTATAGAATAAATGCTATTAAGAACTATAAACCTAATGAATTATGTGATGTTGAACTTATAAAAATCAATTATAATGTTTATTCTTATGATGTAAGTATTGCAACCACAATTATAACAAGAACTCAGTTAAGTACAACTGAAAATATAAATACTGGAACCGGTTCAAGCAGTTCAAGTGGTGGAAGTGGTGGCGGAACTGGTGGTACATCAACTCCTTATGATGATAGTGTTTTATATGATTATATTGATAGTTCATTTGGGTTAAGAGATACTTCAATTGCTTGGCTAAAAACAAATAAATTAGATTATCGAACTTTCGGAACTGCTGCAAATAATGATACAGAAGATTTTGCTGCGGTTGGAAATACTGGTACGGCAGATTTAAATACCATTATAACAAGTGGAATGTATCGTATTAATACTGTCAATGCTAATATGCCTACAGGTTGTGAATATGGACAACTTCTTGTAATGCACGGACCAGGTGATACAATAACACAACTTGCAACAGATTATATTAGCAATCAAATACATTGGAGAAGTGCTTCTGGTATTGGATCTACTCCTACATGGGGATTCTGGCAAAGATTATGGCATTCGGGTGATTTTGCTCCTACCGATTTTGTAGCAGTAACTGGAGATACAATGACTGGTGATTTAACGTTAAATGCCGCATTAAAAATTACTGGTGATGCTTCTATTACAGGATCGATCAATATGAAAGATGGCGGTAGTCTCTGGATTGGAAATCAAACAATGCTTGATTCTTCATCAAGATTAAGATTACATCACTCACCAACTGGAAGTGCTTACATAGATTATTATGAAAATCTCTATTTCAGATCTGGATATGCAGGTACTTCCGCTGTAATGGTTTGCAGTAGTCTTGGCAGTCTCAGTTCAGGTTCTTATATATCTGGTTTTGCAGGTAGTGGTTGGAATATTAATAACACAGGAACATCTTATGACCTCGAAGTTGATAATCTTAAAGTAAGAAATAAGCTTTCAGCATTTCAATTAGAAATTAATGAAATTAACTCTATTGGTGGCGGTTTAATAATTTCAACAGCAAATGGAATAGCATACGATGTTGCAGATAGAGGCGATGGTACTTGGAATATATTCTTTGATGAAGGCATAAGTGGAACTAATCCAATTCAGTTTGTAGCAAGTGATTATATTAAAGCTCAGATATGGGGCAATGGTGGAACACAAAATTATTTAGGTCAAGTACTTTATGTTGCTCATTCAGCAACTTTAGGTAGTGCTTATGTTCAAGTTACACCATTAACAGGAACACCTTGGAAAGGTATGAAACTTGTTCAATATGGAAATTCAGGTGATGCTGCAAGACAAAGTGCTATTTATTTAACTGCAACTGATACAAACAATCCTTATATTGATTTTTTATCAGGTGTTAATGCAGGTAGTTTTGCAGGAAAACAAATTAGTAGAATTGGAAATCTTTCAGGAATAACCGATAGTGATTTAGGTGGAAGTTTAACTGGCAATGGAGCATACTTAAGTAATTTATATGCTAAAGGTAGAATAGTTCTTCCAAATGCAGGTATGACAAATGAAGGAAGTTCAAGTTCAGATATTAGATTATATGCTGGATCAAGTTATGCAAGTAGAGCAACAGCACCATTTAGAGTAACACAAGGTGGGGATGCAGTTATGAGCGGTGTTGTTGAATTAGGAACTGCTTCTGCAACTACCGGTACAAATACTGGTTCTCTGAAAATTAAAGGTGCTGGTATTACAATACCTTCACAAGATAATGATACTGCCGCAATAGTATTTAACTTTGTGGGATATAATGATGCTACGAGTAGATTTCGTGACATCCTCATTTATAATGGTAAAGGTGCTATTATAGCCGGTTTCCAAGGCAGTTCCAATGCTGTATTAGTCTATAATACTTTATCTGTTTCTGGTATAACTACACTTACTGGATTAACTAAAACTTCAGGTGGTGTGCACATTGGTGGGACAACAGATCCTGGATCAGATAATCTTATAGTTGATGGCACTACTACACTTACTGGAGCTATTACACTTACTGGGTTAACTAAAACTACAGGTGGTGTACATATTGGAGGTACAACGGATCCAGGAGTAGATAATCTTATAGTTGATGGAACTACTACACATACTGGAATTACTACACAAACAGGAACACTGGATATAAATGGAAATATCGATGCTACTGGTTCTTCAAACATTGCTTTAAGTCAAAGACATTTAGGCGCTCAAGGTGGTACCGATATTACGTGTGCTACATCAAACACCATCATATCTGATATGACTCTAGGCATCACACCAAAAGGAAGTCATATTTTAGTTATGTTTTCTGCTCCATTTTATACATCAACGGCAGGTGTTGTACATCTGAATATACAAACTGTTCAGGGTGGATATGGTTCGACATCAGACACCACAGTGTCTCAGGTTACTAATGCACCCGGTGTGATCACTTTCAATACATTAGTTGACGTTACTCCTAATGTATACACTGCTGTATACATATATTGGTATGGAGCAAATACAAACATAAAACAAAGAGGTTCTACTGATGGAGTGAGAAAAGTAATAGCAATTGATCTAATGTAAAATAATTAACAACAATTAACTAAATTAAATATAAATAATATGCAAGTACTAAAAACAATTCCAGGGATTCCAGCAGTTGCTGAGATCGTAGATTCCGTTTACAAAGTTAATACAATGTCTATAGATTTTATAGCCAGTACAGTTTCTTTTACTGTAGTAAGTAATTATATTCCATCATTTAATATGAATGGAGTAAATCTTACTGCACCAGTAAGTAGAACAGTATCATTTACTGAAATAGCACCATTAATAGTATCTGCTGACCTTTTAGGATTCGCAGCAGTTATTCGTCAGGCATTAGCTTTGGCAATGAATGTTCCAATTGAAAAAGTTCCAGAAGATATTTTTTCAGCATAAAAAACGAATGAATATATAAAATAAAAAGAATATGGAAATTACAAAAGAATTTTTAGAAACACGACTTAAAGATTATGCAAGTCAAGTAAAAGTAATCGGCGAACAACTTATGCAACAAACTATTTTATTGCATAAGTATGAAGGAGCATGCGATTCTATTCAAACTTTAATAAAAGAAATTGAAGTTAAAACCGAAATAAATGAGAACAAAGTTTAGTGATCTAATAAGAAACGACAATGGCAAAACCAGTGGTTCGGGATTTGTGGGGGTTTTGGCCGGTACTGTTTGTACACTTGTGATATTGGCAGGAGCAATACTTGCTTTTATGCATAGTCCTGATGCAATAACAATAATTGATAAAGCCTTGATGGGCTTAACTTTAAGCGCTGCGTTATTAGGATTAAGAAAAATGAGTAAAAGCAATAACACATTTGCAACAACAGATGAAAAAGACAAAGAAGTTAAACAAGAAAATAAATCTGATAATAAAGACCTAAATGACAACAATATCTAAGAATATTACGTTTAAAGAAGCAACAATGACTCAAACGAGAATTGCAAATATTCCATCTGAAGAAGAAATTGCTGTTATGAGGATTACTGCAGAAAAAGTATTTGAACCAATTAGAATGCATTTTAACAAAGCTATTTCAATCACATCTTTTTTCAGATCTGCTAAAGTTAATGCTAAGGTAGGTGGAGCAAAGACATCACAACATGTCCGTGGTGAAGCGATTGATATAGATGCACAAATTCTTGGTGGGTTAATAAATAAAGATATATTTGATTACGCTCATGTAAATATGAAGTATGATCAATTAATATGGGAAGGGGGAAATGATAAAGAACCAGGATGGGTTCATATTTCATATACAGGACGATATCCTTTAAGACAAGAAACACTAAAAATGGAAGATGGAGGATATATAAGAATATGAAAACTACTATAAAATGGGAAAGACCAAAGATTATTTGTGAGATATGCCTCAAAAAGTATAGTCCATCAATATATGCGAAATGGCATGGAGTTCATTGTGCAAAGACAGCAATTAACATGATTAGATATAACTTAAAATAAAATTACAAAAATGGTACTACTTCAGACAGCAATACAAACAATATCTACATTAGAAACTCTCTTAACTCCAACAAACATAATGTTTGTGTTAGGTTTATTAGGAATACTTTTCACTGTTTATAATAAGATTAGAAAACCTCAGGAAGACAATGATATTAATAAGGTGGTTACTGAAAAAGATTTAGGAACAAAGGCAACGCTCCTTGCACAAAAAGAAGCAGAAGGAAAAGCATCCCTCCTACAACAACAGGTAGTAACTGAAAAAGAGTATAATACCAAGAAATTCGTTGAATTAAATGATAGGTTTAACAATACAGATCATAAAATTGAAACTTTAATAGAAACTGTTAACGGAATGAATTTGAGTCTTTCAAAAGAATTGATGAGAATAGGGACAGTTGTGGGTCAACATATGATTATAAATGATAAATTATTTCAAGAAAACAAATAAAAAGCAAAAATATGACAACAATAACAAAATACCTCATTGGTGCCGGAGCGGCACTTCTATTCTTCTTAATGATCTTCATGTTTGGATGTCAACATGGAAAGAAACTTGTGAAATGTCCAACTATCACAACAAATACAATTGTGACACATGATACAGTTCCTCATAATGTACCAATATATTCTCCTTGGTACATTAAAGGAAAGGACTCAATTGTCTATGTGCATGATTCAATTCCTATAATAGTCGATAGTGCGGCGGTTGTAGCAGACTATTATGCAAAATATTACAGTTCATCAAAGTTTGAAGATTCACTTCTTCTTGTAAATGAAGATTATATGATAACTCAGAATAAATACTATCCTGTAGACTTCAAATATAAATATAAAGGTGCAACAACAATCATAAACAATTCAGTCGACAATAGCGTTACGTATCAATCATACTTTTATTTAGGTGGGACTGTTCCATTTAATGGTCCTATAAATAGTACTGTGGATGCACATTTAGCAACACCAAAAAGTTTATATGGAATTTCATATGGGATTAACGAGAAATCATGGAGTGCATCCTACGCCATAAAGATATTCACATTTAAGAAAAAGAAGTAAACGTTTAAAAGTAAAAACCTGACTATTCTGATTAAATAGATTCAGGTTTTCGTGTGTACAAATTAACTTATTTTATTTAAATTCTTTTGTTAGAATGCATGTGGTTTTATTAGCAATATTCCATACAACTACAGGATATGTGCCAGATTTAGCAGCATAAATATTATTTTCATTATCGATGAAGCATTGTGTTGGTGCGCTATGAACTAATTCATAAAGTTTTATATCTTCTGGGTTTAAAACAGTAATATAAATAGGATCTGTTGTTTTTACTTCGTTACCAGCAGATTCTCCGATTGTAAATAAGCCATTAAATATAAAATTAGAAGTACCATAATCTGTAATTCTATATCCTGTCCAAGTTTGTAATGTTGTACATGCATAAAAAGCTTTAGGCTGCAGGATTGTTTTTTCTGGTTCAGGTTCAATTTTTGAACATCCTATAAAAAGGAATACTGTAAGTAATGCAATTGTTGTAAATAGTTTTTTCATAGTATATGTTTTTAATGTGTTTGTATAGTAAATATAATTAATTTTTCTGAATAAATCCTCATTTTATTGTTAAAAGTTTGTTAAATATTTCATTCAATTCATCTCTTGTAAAATCTTTCTCGGGTCTGTGTTTGCTTATTTCTAATAATGCGTCAAATCTTTCTTGCCCTATTTTCTTGGGCAAGTTGAGTGTGTAAAAGATAAGACTTTCATGATTGAAATTATTGCAACCACTACATTCTGCATGCATATTATCTTCTAAGAAGCGCATCCAACCATATTTTTTTGTTCCAAAAAAATGTCCGGAATTACAAGATGACATTGGTAATATCTTTTCACATACGATACATTTGAATTCAGTATCTGAAAGTTTATCTCTTTCACGAATATATCCATTAAGAAGTGCCTGTGCTCTTTTCTTGAGCACAGGAATGCTAGGTAACTTTTTCTTTTTAACTTTCTTTTTAAGCTTTACCACATTTGCAAGTATTACAATTATCGTCGCAGCCACCGCCTAACCAATATTTAAAACAAAATGACCCACAAGGACCTTGCTTTAATATTTTCATTACTTCCAATTTTTAAGATCAGCGTCATATACTTCACGAAATCTTTCTTCGTAAGGTAAAGCATTTGGCAATTCTACATTAGTTTGTTTCAAACTCAATTCTCTTTCTTCGGACAATAAATACTTTCCAAAAGTAATTAAATCCTTTTCAGTGTAATTTTTCATATTATTTTTTATTTTAGTTTATATTAGTTTCTTATCAGTTGCTCCGAGTTGAAGGGCAAGATTTTTCATAAGTCTCAAATCTTTTTTCAACTTTTTATTCTTTTTACCTAATTTGATAGTTAAATCATAATTTTCTTCAGACCATAATGTTGTTTTTTCTAATTTAGTCTCGAGTTTTTTAACTTCTTCTTCAAGATCCATGTTTCTACATACTAAGTTAACACAATTGTGTTGAAATTCTTCTTTAAGTCTTACTGCGATTTCTAAGTTTGTTTCCATAATTATTTTTATTTTAATTTAAGTGAGTCCTTTTTGATTTGAGCAATATCTACTTCTATTATACTTGCCTTTAACTCAGTTTGTAATTGTTCTAATTTTTCAGGAGTTATTTTATTTTCGTTTGTAGACTTTTTATTATGACATCCAGATAAACTGATACATAAAATGATTGTGATTGTGATTAATAGTTGTTTCATAATGTTTAGTTTTTTTAGTTTATTTTCTACATCTTTTGAAAGTATATATGCTCCAAGTGCGACTACTGAAATGATAAAAATTGCTGTCATAGCTTTTATTTATTTTTGGTTGTTTGTTTTTATATATATTAACGTAATTTTTGAAACTTTTGCACTTTTCACATATTAGGGTAATGTCCACTTGCAGTCATTTCATACCACATTGGGTTTATATGATAATTTCCCACATTGCACGTAATCTTAACTTTCTTAGAATCTATCTTCATGTACTTTCTGACTTGGTCGACTACTGAGCATATCATAAGTTCGTCGTGTGGTCTTCCAAGTTTCTCACATTGCGACCTAAAGTTTGCAGTTACGATGAGTGTTTCTGAAACTACGTCGATTTGGAATTGCAGTGAGATTAAGCAAGCCCCGGGCTCGTATAAGTCTCCGCAAACTGTTATGACTGCTTGTCTTGAACTTCTGTCTTGTGTTAATTTCTCTACAACGTTTGGAAGTTGTGAATATATGACAGATTCGTACCCCTGTAAGTTGATTAAAGGTCTTTTCTCTTGAAAGTTGAATCTGATTCCTGGTCTGAATTTGATATTGTAAATGTGATTGTAAATTGATTTCATAACTATTAGGTTATTTTAATTGTCTCGTTCATTCTTGTTATATCGAGAGGGTCTGAAACTAGTGGGATATATATTCCATTGGCTTTCCATAAAATCTCATCTCGTGTTTAGAATAATTTATTTTTGGGTTAATTTTCTTTGTTGCGATCGTCAATAATTGCAATACTTTTATCATTGGTATCAACTACAAATACGTCTCGTACTCTGACATTGTCTTGTGGCAACGGATTCCAGGAATTAAGAATATCATTAAGTTCATTTTGTTTTAATAAATTATTTATTATGTCCCAACGAGCTTGCTGTGATAGTTTCATTTTATCTTTTGTTTCGTTTGATACAGGTGTTATTCGTCTTTTTTGTTGCGAAAGTTTCATTTTTTCTATTGTTTCATCACTCATAACTTTATTATGTAGTAAAACAACCGGCTGTCTCTTTAATTCACAAGATAATACATAAATTATGGCTTTTCTGGGTACCGCAACGTTTTTACTATTCATTTCCCTCATGATTTTAACAATAATTGAAGGATAATCAATAGATGTTTTAGCCCATTCGTTAATATTATTATGTACGTACGTTGCCATGTATAGATACTCATCATAATCTGTTTTAAACAAACTTGATTTATTTCCTATTGCACAACGTTGTTGATAATTATCGTAAAAATTGGGGTCTTTTTTATATCTATTTATGTCGCAATATATAGTCATAATGTTAGTGGGGGGTACATTATTTTCTTTTTTAACTGAATTCAGCATTAAATTAATCTCTTGAACTGAATAGCCCTCATTAAGTAAATGAATAATGCACTGTGTGTCAATTATTCTTGTTTGTTCGTCTCGTTTTTTATCACCTTTTTTCATTTTTTATATTATTTTATTTGTATATTATTTTATTTGTATATTATATATTCTATTTATCATAAGTTTTTTAAAATTATCCGTCTCGAGCAAACTTTAACAAAAGATTAACACTTAAAACAGACTTTTATTTTGGTGAATATATAAAACAAACCATAATTTTATGAAAAGGAAAATAAAAAAAGTAGAAACAGAATTTGATAGACTCTTAGATAACATAGATTCTAAAGAAAATGAACAATTGTATGATATTGAGAATCTCCTGGACCCGGAATATTCTAAACTTAAATCATTGATGCCATCCAGAGATACATTGATACCATAAAAAGATTCATTGATAAAAATAATGCATAAATACTAAAAATAAATGGTCTAGAGATGAAAACTTTACTCTATAATGAATATATAATATACAAGAAACACTAAAATAATTTAAATCATGCAACAAAAAAGTAAACAATCAGCAGAAGCAAAAGCTTTAATAAAAAAATCTTGGACTCCAGAACGTAAGGAAGCAAGAAGAAAAGCGCTACAAAGTATGTGGGCAAAATACAAATCTGAAAATGACGCGATAAATGAACTCTTAAAAAGTTCAAATGTCAAATAATTTACAGTGATATATAAACTATAATAAGAAAACAACAACCCAATGCAAGCGGGTTAAAAGATAAAATTGTTTCATTTTTAAAACCTCTCATGGAAACTTACTTGCATTAAGGATTACATGAGAGGTTTTTTATTAAAATAATTTAAAGTTATGAGAAGAAAGAAATTAGTAGTACCAGAAGAAATCTTAAATGAATTCAATAAAGCAAAATATGAATGTTTAAGAGAGAAACTTTCAAAATATTGCAAAGACTCAGCATGTTCAGAACATGATAAAATTCTTGCATTGGAAAGTGTAATGAAAGAACTTATTGATAAAGACAAAGCTTTGATAAGAGATAATATGTTTGATGATTTATTAAATGGTGTAGACTATAGTAGTTTGGACTATAAAATATGTCCGAACGAGCAACCAATTGGTGATAATTAAGAAATGTTAAGTTTTTTTTAAACCAATTACAAGAAAAAGAATGCTTAGTATATCCATTATATTAAAAAAAACTTAACAAAACTAGAAAAAATACATTAAAAATGACAGCACCTTTAATAATATGCGGACCCCCAGGATCAAGTAAAACTACAGGATATGTTGAAAGTCTTGCAAAAGACACAACCGGAAGTGTAGCAGTATTCGAACCAGTTCAAAAGATAGTTATTCAAAAACAATCGGGAATTAAAATTGTAAGTAATGACAAACTTATAAATATGAATGTAAGATATATTAATTATGCTCAAGGCTTATCTTCATATTTCTATATAAAATCATTAAGTGAACTTGCAAAAGATGATAAAATAGTTATAGATGAAGCGCATACTTTGTTTTTTACTGAATTCCGCGATTTTGACGTCAAAACTATCGATGATATGATTACTTTATATGGGGATAAACTTATCTTTATTACAGCAACCCCTGAGATATTAGAGTTGTATTTAAAAATGAAAGATCTTAAGTACACAAAAGTTGAGTTCCCACAACGCTTAAAAAGAAAGAAGTTTAATGTTCGTATTATTCCTACAACATTCTCAAAGTTTATCACAAAGGATAAGTTAGATAAGTACGACATTACACTTGTAAATAACATTAAAACTCTAAAAAAACTACAGAAATTAGTAGGAGAAGATAATAGAGAATATTCTTTTATTTACAGTTATTACAATGAAATCAATAATCTTTACTTTAAAAAAGAAATTGTTAATGATAACAAATGGATAGGAACAAGCTCATTGGGGCAGGGCATTGATAAGTTTGTAACAATTAAAAAAGATGTTGGAAGTGTTTTATTTGATGGAAATTGTTATCAACAAATTCCTGACTTAGTTAAAGAACGATACAGAGAAGAAGCGAATCATGATTTAACGTATTATCATGCAGTATTTAAATGTATGACTCAGAATATCATACAAACTGACAGATTCAGAGTGGATTTAGATGAATTAAACATTGACGTTGTATTTGATTTAGAAATGGAATATTTAGAACCGTTTAAGAAGATAATAATTGATGGATTCCGAGGAGTTTATAAAGATTGCGATATCAGCGTTGAGTTAGGTGATGCTTTGTATGCGAACAAATTAGATAATTTTGGTTATGAAGATTTTGTTAAATGTTTAGAAGAATATGATTATGACCACAAATATAATTCAAAATCTAAAAGAACTCGATTTCTAGAATTGTTAAATGTTCTCTGTAATCCTGTAAAAGATGATGAAAATGACAAAAGAACTAAAAACATCGGACTCTTCAAGACTACACTAAAATATTTTAATAATATTTACAAAAAGTTTTATAATGATAAAATTGAAGAAAGAGATCTGACAATATTTGACAACACACTAGAAAGAAAGAAAAGAAGTATGTTACTTCAAAAAGGAATAGTAGAATTTGTAGATATGTTGATTGAAGAAGACTTGAAAACAAAATCGCTCAACTATCTCACCACTAAAGAGGATGTATTTGGAGATAAAAAAGAAGAACCTGAAAAAGAATTATACACAGATTTAAGTTACTTTGGTGAATCTTTATTACAGATACTGTTTGCTCATTACGACCTAAAATATAGTTTAATGGGAGAAAATAAAAGAGAAGGAAGTCCTATTCAATTGCTTCCAAAATACTTACGATACTTATTACTTATCAAAGATGTGGATGTCAGTGGATGCCATGTGGTCGCGATGATTAAAAAGATAATGGGTGATGATTATGATATTACATCAGAACTTATAAGTAAAATATACTCTTATGGGTCTATTCCAAAACAAGAAATGTTAGAATATTTAAAATCATTTGGATATCTAAAAAATAATACATTACAAGAAATAGAGAGCGGATACAAAACAGAAAGAGGTATATGCAAACAAGCAATTCTTTCAGGAATAAACAAATTAGATAAGTACAAACAGGATAAGGATTATATATTTGTTAAAAGAATGCTAAATAATGGCATAGAAAATATGGGAGATATTGATCTTAAGTCATATGGTTTGTTAGGATATCATAATGGAATAAAATACGAACAAAAATGGTTAGGAGAATATACAAATCACAGGGGAGTCATTTTTAGAGTTGCGGACGGATTAGCTCAAGTGTATGGGAACACTTCATTTCTTGAAGATATTAAACAAACAATAATAAAAAAACATAAAATAATGATAGTAGATGAGAATATAGAAAAATACAACATGTTAGGAATAACAAAGAATTTAGATTATTTCATACAGAAGAATATTAAAGAGTTTAAAGATGTAGAGATTACAGATGATATGGTAGAAGAAAGCTTTTATAATTGTATTGAAGCACTAGAACGTTTTAGAGTATACTTGCGTAAAGGGAAGTACAAAAATAAGAATAAAGGGAAAGCAGTCAACACCAAGAAATATATTATTCTACAAGGATTTACTATTAAGAAGTCTGGAGCATCTTATGCCACAGGGACGTACGAATGGGATAAAATACCAAAAGACATACCACAATCATACAGACAACGATACTTGTTAAAGACCTCATAGCAGAATATTAAGTTTTTTTTAAACCAATTACAAGAACAAGACTTGCTAGTATATCCAATATATTAAAAAAAACTTAATATTTCTAGCCCAAAAAATTGCTCAAGTTGTTATTCTTGATGTGAATATATAATACATGAAGACCAAAACATACATAGATACCCTTTTAATCGATCTTGCGACTACACAGTCTGAACTGTCATTCAACAAGTTTTATCATGCATCGTATCGCCTGTTATTTAATTCACTCAAAAAGAGATACTCGAGTCTTGATTATGATGTTATAAAGGATATCCTATCTC